CCAATGAAGGAGCTTCTACATAAGTGCAATTGCTTGAAGTCAATTGACCTGTTAAATAAGCTCCAATTACTTTGAAACGATTGATACCACCGACAAATTCTGTTTTTAGATATGCTTCGCAAGAACCTATAGTTCCATCAGTATCAAGATTGATTCTTGGATTTTCTATGTCAGAATAATAGGTAACATCTTCTTCGTCATTGAACATTATGCTCAATATACAACCAGAAGGAATAGCAGTTAAGATATCGGTATTTTTTCTATAAATGTTTCCTGCGGTATATCCGCCAGAACCACCAGAAGTAAAAATACTCAATGGCGTGACAGTTGAATATGTTGCTCCGCATGGAGTACAACCAGAAACTCCAGAAATATTGAAGAAGCCGCCATATTCGGTAGCAGTTATTGAGGGTAAAAAGACCCCTTCAAAGTTTAATTGATTCGCCAAATAACCACAAGTCCAACGATTTGGAACTTTATAGGATGCTACAATATCTCCTGCTGCATAGGAATGGCCTGTTATAGGCTCAATCCAGGGTTCAATTGCATAGAGGCAGCAAGTTCCATAAGTCAATCCGGTTGGACCACCACCAGTTGGACCAGTAGCGTCTAATGTAACTCCCTTGAAATTTACAAGAGATTCTACACCAGTAATTTTTATGTAATTAGACGATATAGGTTCTGGATCATAATTGATCTTTAGCCAACTATACCCATCACCCATTTCAATTATAGAACCGTCTGCTCCACTAGGGGCAAATTTGCTCGGTGCAGAATTGTTTCTGGTAGAAAGCTTATTGAAATTTGTATCACCTACACATAAAAATAGTTCTTTTGTGGTGCTATTAAAGCACAAACTATTTGTTATATTTGGATCTGTATAATCAAAAACTTTGAAGGTTTTTGCTTGCGCCCAATCGTTTCTGGTAAAAACGGCAGAAATATTATCTAAAGGAACTCTTTTTATAAAACTAGAGGAGTTGGCTACATCCTTCGCTACTCTGGTGCTTTTATCAGCATATCCAACTTCAACAACGCCAAAACCAGCGTAGTAATCCCAATACAAAGAATCGCTCAAAAAATTACTTATAGCTTCTGAATATCTATTGGACGAGTCAATTGGCATACTTTATTTATAGTACGAATGTACTAGGTCTAAATGTCTCGGCAGCATTGATACTAGTAACAGAACTCTTTTGTCCCTTAATAAGGTCAAATCTAAAACCGATTGGTTTCATGAGGGAAATGAAATCGTCTTGATATTTTTCTGGAATATAAGCGGTCAGAATAATGGCAAATTCCTGCCTATTTCTTCCTTCTGTTAAATAATCGCTATTTAAAGTTCCTTGATTCAATACCATTGTGTCATTAACACCAAAAGTGATGCTATAATCGTCAAGAACCGAATCAAAGAATGTTTGAATAAAATATTTAAAAGAATCTTGATTTCCTTTATTTACTATAAATCTTTTCTTGTTAGAAATTAAGAATTCTCTAAGCTCTTTGTCATAATCTTCTCCAAAATCATCGAAATCGAAGTCTGCAAATAATGACTTATAAGTTTCTTTGATTGAGGAAAAATTTGTGTAAAAGATATTTTGAATATCTTCGTAATTTGGATATAAATCAAGACCACTAGTGGAAAAAACCCAATCGTAATATCTTTGAATCAATTCAATAATTTTAATATCAGAATCGGTTTTTGATTCTTTTACTAACCAAGAAGGAAATTGGTGTTCTACTGAATAGAAAAATTTTCTATCGGTAGAAGCAATTGTGGCCAAATCATATTGAGAAGCCAATACGCCCAGTGCATATTCACATCCCGCCTCCGTATTATATTCGGTAATATTAGCGGTTGCTCCGAGATTTGGATTAGTAAAAAAGAAAATCATGTTACGGTTAGTGTATCTACTTCATATTCTACTGCCATATTATTTTGTGGAACTATGGATGTAGCATTTGCGGTGATTGAAATTGTAAATGTAGAACTTGGATCTACATTATCATAGAAGAGAATATGTCCGGTTGTGGGATTAAACACACCTACCTTAGAATTGACTAAAGTACCGTTTGAAAGATAAGCAGCAATATATTTGTATCCATTCAGCTCAGAAACATTAGTTGTTGTATTATTAAATTTTACTTGGCTTGTGGAAAGATTTGTGGTCACAAGACTAGTTGTAAAATTGCTTATGGCATGATAAAAACGAATATTCCGCGAAACATCAAGATCTATTACCTTATCGAATACGAAAGAAATATTACTATCTGCAATTGAAAGACCGGGATCGTAATCGGTAACTAGAGTTATAAGATCTGATTTTGAAATATTATGATTGAATTTATTATTTCCATAGGAATTATTGATTCCTACTATCAATTCAGATCTTAATTGGGATGCTGTTTTGTTAGTTTTTCGTGAATCATATGTTATAGCTAGTGTAAGCTTTCCAGTAAAATCATCACTTTCAAGATATTCTATTCCAAGACCAACTATAGATTTGGCAGATAGTTTAGTGCTTAGTGAAGTAACCTGAGAAGAACTTGCTCCAAGACCAATTATAGAATAATAAATTTTTCCATATACGCCATTGTAATCTTGGCCATCAAAAACTGCTATTTGATTTCCTATAGTTGTTTCATCAGGAACATATCCAGATGCAGCAATAGCAGCCTCATAGTCGCTTTTTGTTACTAAAGATGAATATCCGTAGTAGCGAGGACCAAGATATTTTAGATAATTAATATCCGGGGCATCAAATCCCCCTGAAGAGGTAGTTGAAGATACAGTTGCAGCAGGAATTGTTAAAGCATTATTTGTTGAAAATTGAGAAATAGAATTGAATATAACTCCATTTCCTTGTTGTCCAGACGCAACAACATACGAAACGGTTACTGCGTCTGTGCTGATTATAGATTTTCCTATACTATTAATATCTTCGGATTGAAGATTTTTACCAAATTTAACATAGTAATAATCTCCCTTTTTGACTAAGAAGAATATTTCAGAATCTTCAGTTGTACCCACAATAGGTTCATTTGTATAATTTGCCCAATAGGTTCCATTTACTGAAATCAAAACTGTTCTTATATCTACATCTTTATCTGGAATTTGATATTCTTGGTTTTCCAAATCCACATCGATAACATTTTCTTTTATTAATTTTGTTCCAGCATAAAATTCAAATGTACTGGATGTGTCAATTGTGGTTCTTGGGCCAATATAGTAAAAATTAATAAGATTATTATTAGTATTTCTAGCCCTCATACTAGCAAATCGGTCTATTTGAGCAAGATTGGAATTTGTTTTTGTAAATGTCACTAAAGCCAAAGACGATTTTTTGGTAGGAGGGGTAAACCCAGTAATTTGTAATAATTTGGATACAGATTCTACATTTTTAGCACTTGAAATAAATGATTCATTATTTAAAATGTGAAGATAGTGCAGCCAAATTAGAGTATTATAAGTAAATAACCCATTAACCATATCGATAGCTGTATTTGGGCTATCGAGATCAAACTGCTTACCAACATCAGTTGATTTCAAATAGGTAACAAGATTTGCCTTTAGAGTATCGTAATCTAAATCAACTAAGTTAATTGGCTGGGTCATGGAAATATTTAGGGTTTAAAAACTTAATGTTATTTTTGAACTATAAATTTATAAGTTGATGAGATTAAGGTATTTGCATCTTCATCTGATACTGTATATGTCGCAATGATGTTCAAATTTTTGTTAAAGATATTTGTTTTATCCAAAGAAAATTCTATACTTTTAATACCTTTTGCTTTATACGCAACTAAAGAATTAAGATCAGCAAGAATTACAAACTCCTTCATCGTATTTTTGTTAAACTTTAATTCATCTATCGAAAAAGGAGTAGAAACAAATCTATTATCGCCTTGTTTGGCTAAACAGATTATTTTAATTTGTTGATTCGTAAATGCAGTTTTTGTTATTTTTGCAATATCATTTTTTGAATCGGTTTTAAAATATACGCTTAAATCTTTTAAACTCATCTCTGAATCCTTTCTAATGAATCTGTATCTGAATATGTGACATCTTCAAATATATCGCCATCAATTGCACTGCCAAATCTAGATAATGTTAAGACCATTTCATGATGTCTATCTTTGAAAATATTGTGTTTAATGGACAATACTAACCATCTACCATTTAATTTTCCATAGTTGGTTTGATATTTGGGGTTAACTTGGTCATAAATGGTTACTATATCACCAGGAGAAACATTAAACGATCCAGCTACTTTTATATCTACCTTTATTGCATTCATCAGAGACAATAAGGCTTTTCTGTATAAAGGACTTACAGGATCTGTATTCCAAAATGTTGAATTCTTAAAAGCAACATTCAATAATTTATCAAATTCTTTTCCAGATTTAGGACAGTCGCAAGAATATGGAGCATTCGGATCTATTAATAAACACCCAAGATATTCACCGCCTAATTGCGATTCTATCTGATTACATAATTTTATATCCTGAAATGCTTCTTGTAAACAGCATTCCGTGGGTTCACATTCCGATGGTTTTAGTGTAATTCCAGTATAACCCTGAAAAAATCTTTGTTCACATTCTTGAATAGTTCTAGGAGATCCATGAAAAATAGCTTCTGGATTTGCACAGGTATAATCCCGGCCTTCCATAAAGATTTCATTAGCATCTCTATATTGGCTAGTTCTGGTTATAATTGTTTGTAATAATTTTAAATCTAGCATTCTATACAAGGCCCTTCTTTATCATTCTGTGCGTCGAAGAGATATAGGTAAGGAGTTCGTTTAAGTAAATTGGGACAGAAAGTAAGTCCGCGAATGCTGTGCATTTCTATCTGGTACATCTTTACTATATGACCATGAGAAGCCACTGTACAGGCATCGTCTTTTGTTGGGTGATTCCCTACTGCCTGATTTATAGTTCCTAAAGGATAACCATCGGCTATTAAATTTGTTCCTGGACCAGCATATTTTTTATTTTCATTTTCAAAATTCATTATCTCATTGATGTTGAAAGCTTCAAATCCCTGAGTGAATCCTCCAGACCTACCCCACTCATAACTAACAACCTTGAATCCTGGATTAGATTCTGTGTATTCGTATTCTGCTCCCTCAAAGCCAAAGGTTTGACCTGTACAAGTCGTTTCACAGGCTTCGCAGATATCATTACCAGCAATAGAATCTACAGGAGTACATGTAGAACCGTTTAATGTAACTCCGGCCATTCTTATAGGAATAAATTCAATTTCTTGCCAAGAGTATCTGTAGGCTTTTGCTCTGGTATTAGGCTCAGTTTGTCCTTCTCCTTTTATAGCGGATGCTCCAGTAATCAATGCCCAGAAAGAATTATTAGCATCTAAGCAGCAAACAACATATTTGAAAATATTCCATTTTTCTTTAATTCTTCTAAGGGCTAAGTATGTTGCTCTTTTTTGTGCTGCTGTCTTTTTAATATCGATATACACTTTAGCGATATTTTTATCAGTTGTAGATGTAGATAATAATGTAGATGCAAAAATATCCGGCGTATCAGGATTAGTCGCACCACCTAAAGGATCACTAGTACTTTGACCAATAACAGGATCAAATTCATCTATATCAAACATAGTTTGCCACATTAATTGAGTTTGTCTGTGGCCCATCAATTCTTCTGCTGTTACGCCCTGTTCAGTATAAAAAGTGTAACTAGGTTCATATAGACTATTATTATAAAATGCATTATCAAAATAACCAAATTTACCATCATCATAGAATCGTTTAGTATAGGTGGCCATAGTCGCACCTACAGCAGAATCATAAAATTCCAAATTTAACTGATCGGCTTTAATTAAATTTTCCACCTCTCCTGGTTCAAATGGATTTTGAGATGAAGGAGAAATTTCGTATATTTTATAAATTTCTTTGGGAAAATGATCTTCTATTTTATAGAGAATATTAGATTTTGTTGTGCCGACTCCATAATCTGAATAACTAAAAAATGGATTTGAAAGATTTGGCGCAATTCTTTCGTAATAAGAAGAGAATGCACCAGAATTTTCTAATTCCATCATCGATAGAGCTGGATGGAATCTAACACTGTCTATCTTCTGCCGACCATCAATGCCAAAAGTATCCAAGCTATCTCTAGCCTGAATAGCATAATTCATTTTAGAGTCTTCTTTGATCATGTCGCCCAGAGACATGAAATTAGTAAATCTTAGATCTTTCCAAAAGAAAAAATCTGCTCTAACTTTATCTTCTTCTTTTTTAGAATTGGCATTTTCTGCCAAATAATTCAATAAAGTTAGTACTTTGCTATGATCTACTACTCTACCGCTTGGATATGTCATTGGTCTTGGTTTTAACCAAGCATAATTTTCCGTGCCTGAAACATTATATTCTTCTCCTATGAAATATCTTTCAAACAATTCTTTGATCCAACTATCCCCTTCAAGGGTTCCTTCGGCAGAACTTTTGCAAATTTCTTTAATATCTTCTTCAAATTTAAAAGGCAATCTTTCATTGAAAAAGTAAGATTCGTGAATAAATTTTAAGATGACTAATCTTGGCTGTGTTCTATCAGCATAGTCGGTTGCTCTTGCTGCTTGATAAACATGATAATATGGTAAATCAATATTAGTACCAAATCTATCAGTTATATTAATTTTAATTACATCTTTACCAGTAAAATTAAAATCACCAATCATATCCCCAGGATCTCTTAATATGAGAGTTCCTGATGGAATAGTACCAAAAATACTTTCATCAAAAGTAAGTTGTTCCAAATAACCATTGCTTTGATTATTATTTACAACTACCCATTCATTTTTAGTTATAGCATGAGTGATTGTTATATTATTAATACTTAGTAGATTAGCTACTGCCATTTACATTATCCTCAATAAGCTTAATAACACTTTCTTTGGGTACATTAATTATATTAGTGTTATTGATCAATTTTTCTTTTTCGTTCACTCCAACATAACCGCCAGTAGGTGTTCCTGTTAAATAATATTGTGTTATATCAGAATCTATCGTTAGTACATTATTTTCATTTATAAATTCTACGGGAGAATCTGAATAATTTTGAGTCCCATAAATTTGTATTGTGTCTGTTTGTTGCCATTTACCATTTATTTTTTTGAATACTGGTAAACCGCCAGTGCCTAAAGTACCAACCATTAGTGCTTTAATTTTTTTGATTTCTACATTTTGATCTATGACATAAGCAAAATTAGTTGTTATGTCAAATCCAGCACTAAATCCAGAAGTTGGTGTTCCAATAAGATCTCCAAACCCAAGAGTGGCAGTAAAATTACCAAATATTGCAGTAAATTTTTCTAAACTATCTTCTATCTTTTTTGTCGGTGGAGGAAACTGTTCAAATGGATTTAATATCTCAGAAGTATAAATTGGCGCAAAATAATATGCAGGATCTTTGAATAATTCAAATGACAACTTATCTAATAAAAGATCATTGTCTATTCTTTTACCATAAAGATCAGGATTATATTCAGATAAATTATATTCTGAACCCAAATCTTTTACTGGATGGGTTATTCCATCAAAATTATAAGAAATTGTATCAAATTTTCCAAAAATCATGGCCTTATTATTTGTGATATTTCAGATTTACTGTAAACAGAACCTTTATAGTATGTTCCTGTTTCAAATTCTTTAAAAATTAAAGTAAGAGATGTTGCCATTGGAGCACCATCTTGAAAAAATCTAGCTGTATCCTCATCGCCAAAGGGAATTTTATTGATTTCCACAGTAGCCAAAACACAAACTAAAGGATCTCCTAGCCATAGAGTAGTCAATTGAGCGGGATTGCCTTGACCAACAACTTGCAATCTCCATAAGAAGGGAGGAAGAACTCTTTCGGGTACATTTGTGGCTAAAGGATAGGAAGCGGACCTAAAAGCCTCGCATATATTACCGATAGCAGTTGATTCATTGAAAGTTTTTGGAACCATTAAATATTTAAATCTAAATTCTCTTCTTGCTTCGGAAGAAAGAGACATTTCAGTAATGTTTGAAAACATTTGCTGAGTTGTTGTTGAATTCATATTCTCGGCTATGACAGCAACTGGGTCTGCAAAAGCTCTTTTCAGCAATGCGGATGCAGAACCTGCATTGGCTTCTCCTGCCGCACTCAACATAGGACCAACTGGATTTGGACCTTCGTTAAAACCATGCTGCGTGGATATGTTTATGCCAAGGGGCAAAGGAAGAAGAATATAATCCAATCTTCTTTGTGAAATAGCTCCTCTGGTTCTGTCAGCCGCTAATACGCTATACTCAGCGGCCTCAAAAAGGACACCATAAGGTATTTCTGCAACATCTTCTAGTGGAAATTGAAATGGCATTTTTGGTTCATACTATATATTCTATGCCGTACAAAACAAAATTTGTACCATCTAACAAAGATAAGTATGTCGGTAATTGTGAAAAAATACTATGCAAATCTTTATGGGAACGGAAACTTTGCAAGTATTTTGATAATACCGACAGCGTTATAAAATGGTGTTATGAGTGTATTAAAGTGCCTTATATTTCACCTGTAGATAAAAAGAAGCATCATTACTTTCCAGATTTTTTAGTCATGCTAAAAGATAAAAATAATAGCGTAAAGACTATGATGATAGAGGTAAAGCCAGAAAAACAAACCAAACAGCCAACCAATCCAAAAAGAAAATCTTATAAAAATGAAGTGGTTACTTTCGTGATAAATGAAGCAAAATGGACTGCGGCAAAATCTGTTTGCGAAAATAACGAATGGGAATTTAAACTCTTAACAGAAAAGAACCTTTTCAAATGAATTCAATAGAAGATATCAAAAGAATTATCAATCGGGCTGGTGGTTTACAAAGAACTAATAGATTTAATGTAAATCTATATTCACCTACAGAATCCACAAATAGCATCCCCGCACAAAAAGTAGTTTTTGGTGGTAGAGAAATACAAGCAATTTCTGATAAACTTCCTGGTCCAGGATTAGGCCGATTGGTCCCAATAAATATTGGATATGGTGGTAGAGATCCATCATTGCAAATAACCTTTCCAGTAGAACAGGACTGGAAAACATATAAGATGATTGAATTGTGGATGAATACTTTGGCAAACGATGGTAGCAATCCTGCATTTTTCTACGGATTTAGCTTTGCTCGTCCATATGCATTATATGCTAAAAATGGTGGAGCAGAAGTGCAATGTTTAGATACAAATGGGTCAATTAAAGCTACATTTAGATTTAGAGAAGTTTATCCTATAAGAATAATCCCCATAGAAATGGATGCGTCTATCTCTAATTCATTTTTAACTTATGATGTTATTTTTAACTTTAGATCTTATCATGTTTATTGAAACAATATTATGAAAAATTTAACTAGAAATTTACCAAAATATTCGTGTATTCGTCCGAGCACCGGAAAAGAAATAAAATTTCGTCCTTTCCTAGTATCAGATGAAAAAACTCTATTGCTTATAAAGCAAGAGCAGAATCCTAGAATGATAATTCAAAATGTGGTTGAATTGTTATCTTCTTGCTTTGATGATCTTGATGTAGATTCAATGACATTACAAGATGTTGAATTCTTGTTCTGTAATTTAAGAAGTAAGTCTGTTGGAGAATTGGTTAAAACTAATTTTACCTGTCCAGTGACTTCTGAAAAAATTAAAACCGATTTGGATCTTTCACAGCTAAATGCATCCAAATCGAATACAAACTTCGAATTGGCATTAGATACTAATTACAAAATAATGTTCAAAGAGCCAAATCTAAGAAAAATATTTTCAGTAGAAGGAAACTTTGATATTGATCATTTAATCAAATCTTGTATTGATAAAGTTTGTAAGGAAGATGTTGTTTATGAATTTTCTGATTTATCAAACCAAGAAATGAGCGAAATATTAAAGAGCTTTACTACCAAAGAATATGAACAAGTAAAAAACTTTGTAGTAAATTTACCAAAAACATTTGCTGTTGTCTCATACACAACAAATGATGGCGTAGCAAGAAAAATGAGATTGGATGGAGTACTGAATTTTTTTACATTTGCATGAATCATATTGACTTGATGATTTTTTATAAAATTTCTTATTTCTTAGCATCAAGCAATGTTTTAAGTGTGACTGAAGTGGAAAATTGTATTCCGTGGGAAAGAGAAATATATTTTAATCAACACAAGAGTAAACTAGAAGAGGAAAAATCCAAGAATGGCTGAAACAGATATTTTATCCTTTCCGAGCGAAATACCAACACCAAATTCTGGTTCAAGTTCTTTATTTGATTTTGGCAATACTCCCAATCTTAATATGGGAAATTATTCTGGAATGATACCAGAAAATAATACTCTTGGTCAGTTTAATTTTGATACAGGGTCAAATATGTTCCCGGAAGAAATGCCGGGTTATGATCCGGGACTAGAACCTGACGGACAAATGCCATTCTCACCGACAGAACCTGGATTAGGAGAACAGATGTTCCCCGGTGATATGATGCCTGCGGACATTCCTCCTATGTTCGAACCCACAATGCCAGGATTGGGTGAGCAAATGTTTCCTGAAGATATTCCACAAGAAATGGAAAACGAAATTCCGCTTGAAATGCAGGATACATCAGAAATTCAACAAAATGAATACGAAAGAGATACCCTACTGAATCTTCTTGAATCGGCTCAGGGTCTTGATCAAGATACAAGAAATATAGTTCAGCAAAAAATTCAATCTTTAAATACAGAAATACAGCAGCAAAAACAAAGAGTTGACATGTTGATGTCAAGAAAAGGTGCTGTTGTAAATCCTGGATTCTCTTCTACTATGAATCCACAAAGAGTAGTAAATGCTTCTTCTGGTTATGAAGAAGATTTGAGAGAGTTTTTTATGGAAATAAAAAACCCTCCGTTATGGAGGGTTTTGGGCTGAGGAAGATATTAGTCTTCCTTGGCTAGTCGCTTGAAGTACTCAAGCGCATCTTCGTCCTCGTCAGGCTTGGGGGCCTTACGAGCAGGAGCAGCCTCAACTTCGTCCTCATCTTCCGCTCTCTTTGCGGCAGGGGCAACACTGCGAATGTCGCCACCGAGAACATCATTGAGCTTCTTCTTGAGTTCGTCATACGACTTGAACTCAGTCGGGGCAACAAAGTCCTGAAGCTTGTAAAGAGTCTTCCAGAGCTTTTCTAGCTTCTCATCATCACCCTTATAGAGTTCGCTAGCACCGTCAAACTCAGACTTGTCGTAGTTGGTGTAACCAGCAACCTTACGAATCTTTAGCTTGAAGTTAGCACCCTTCCAGAAGTCGAATGGGTTGATGGCTTCCTCATCCTTGAACTGAGGCTGCATGGCCTCCTGGACCTTCTGGAAGATCTTGGTCCCGTACTTGAAGAGGAACACCTTACCTTCGTTCTGGGGGTTGGAGGGATCGCTAACAACTAGAATGTTGCTGATATAGGTTAGCTTACGCTTACGGGTACGAGCAAGATCCTTATCCTTCTCGACTCCGCTATTCCAGAGTTCACTGTTGGCTTCGCAGATCGGACACTTCTGGCCGATGGTGGTCGGGCAGTTATCGATTAGCCAGCCACCCTTGCCCTGAAAGCCGTGTGAGTAGACCTTGGCCCACGGCACATCTTCCCCCTCACAGGCAGGCAGGAAGCGAATGACGGCATAGCCATTGCCAGCCTTGTCAACTTCCGGTCGCCAGAACCGATCATCCTTGTAATCGGCAGTCTTGTTTAGGTCTTCGATCTTCTTGGTTAGATCTTCAATGCTTGACTTCGAACGCTTCTTAAAATCGCTAAATGACATATAGTCTCCTTATATTAACCCAAGGAACTCCCTTGGCCGATGGTGTAGTATACCAAAGATTGGTGTTTAGTCAAAAGGGAAGTTTGGCCTTTTTGGGCAATAGATGCAGATCTCTACCCTCTTCGACTAGTTTTTCGATTATTGGTTTTGTGAGTAATTTCGCGGCCCCTTCGGGTTCAATCTCATAATCTCCGCAAAATTTTAAAATTGCATCCATATATGTGCAATTTGTTTTTGAAACATGTTCTATTATTAATCGTGAAAATTCGTTTTTGAAAGTTGGTTCTATAAGCATAATGAATACCCTATATAGTAGTGTAATTTGGAGAAAAAATGCCTGATAATACTGATCCCAATTTGAATGTAGGTATCGCTGGTGGTCTTACCGCAACTATTGCAACTGATTTTGTTGTTGATGTTTATGGTGCTACCGCTCATGTTCAATTAAGCAAAATGGTATTTGGCGGAACTTCAGATGCCACTAGAATTACCTCAACTAGTCCATTACCAGTCTATGTATCCTCTACTGGAGTAACCTTAAATACCAGAGCCACTATTTCAGGGGGTGGTACTGCGGGATCAGTACAGATAGTGAATTATAGCACAACTTCACTAAAAGTAAATGGTTCAGGTCTAAATGATGCTGTTATTACCCAGGATCAAGCTGGTAATACTCTGTTAACAAACATTTACACCGATACTCAGGCATTCGTATCGAATTTTGGTAACGGTGGTTATACCATAAAAACAATAGGAGTTGGTCCTACCGGAGCTACTAGCGGATCATATGTAAGACTATTCGATCCTACAACAAATTTGATTGCTGGTGTTTCAAATGGTGGTGGTAGTCCCGCTCTCATGGTTCAGGTCCTTGGTGCGCCAATTACCTTGACAGCGAATGTAAATCCTTCAGTTGCAATTTATAACAGCGCAACTGGACCAGTGTATATTCAGGGTTCTACTGGTTCTCCAGTGAGTATAACCGGAGTAACACTAGAGTCTCTTCTTACTACGATAAACCAATCTGGCAATTCTGGGGCTACATTCAATTCCAGAATTCCTGCAATAGAAACTTTACTGACTGCTGGAACTGCAAAAGTAACTGTAAATTCTGAAACTCTGCCATCAAGTCTTAGAACTGGTGTAATTGCAACAACTAGCGGAGTAACATCAATATACTCAACAGGATTTACATGCGCTAAAGGAGTAAATCTAAAAGCTTTCCCGACAAATACATTCTATGTTTATGTCGGTGAAACTGGTGTAACTCATGGTTATCCATTAGATGCTGGTGATGAAATTTTCTTGGAAATAAGCAATCTTGATAAACTTTTCATCAAGGGAGACAGCACAGGTCAAACACTATATTTCTTAGCAAGATAAAATGGCTAAAAATAGCAATATAGTATTTACAAAATCTATAGATTCCTATGGAATCAAAATTACCAATTCGTATTCCGACTTTGATTTAATTGGAAAACGATTAAACTCAAGCCCGTTAGTTTATTTTTATAATACAAATGGTAAAGCAATCTTTGATTATTCGCAGACAATAGATCAAGATGATCTGGACTTGCTTGAAATTTTTCTTCAGGGTATAACAAACGGAAATACATTTACTGTTAACTCTGGTTACTATGTAAAAGACCAGGATGGAATAACATCAAATATAAATGGAGTTTATCAATTTGATGGTTCTACTGGAAACAATTTAATTTTAACGACCGTTATAAGTGCTACTGCATTAAATGGATCTGAGTATCGATACGAACGAGATTATTTTGTAGATGTTCCCCAATTAGATTTGAATTCTGGATTCACTGGTGATACTGCTTATGTAATAAGATCAGTTACTAATCAGGGAATTATAGAAACTTTAGGGTTATATGAAGACGATTTGATAGAAATTTCATATACTGGAAACACTGCAAATCTTGGAAGATATCCTGTAGAAAAAGTGGAAACAAGTACTGATGGCGAAGAACTTATCTTTGTAAAGCAGCCACTAGTATCTGATAATAGAATAGGTTTAACCACAAAAATAAATGTTTATAACAGAGGTAATGCAACAACCGAATACCTCACAAAAGATAAATCTTTAAATGGTTCTGCTAGAACATATGATCGTAATGGAGAATTTATAGATTGCTTTGAAAATCAAAATGAACTTCAAGCCTATCTTAGAAGATTTGGTTATTCTGAATCCGAAATTACAAGCGTATGGGGATACGGAAGTGATTGTTCTGGATCTTCAATAACAGATACGAGTAATGGTAGTGGTATAATATACGATATATTAGCTTCTGTAACTGTATCAGCGTCAACAACAAATAAAAAATTTATTATTAATAGTATTTCTACTCCTACACTTTATTTAAGTATAGGAACAAATTATTGTTTTTTCCAAAGTCATGTGAGTAATTATTCATCAACAAATCCGTATCAAATAGTATTTACTCGCGTTAGAAACAATGTTAGCCCATCAAACCTATTATCAACATATTATACTAGTTTTGGTACACCAGGAACAAATGGAAGCTATACGATATTGACTGTTGGTTCTAGTCTTCCAACAACATTCTATTATGAATCATTAAATCATCCCGGTATGGGCGGTGTAGTTAAATTGATTGGAAGTAGTGGAAGAAGTGGTTCAGGTACATCAGATCCACTATTCTTGACTAATGGAACTTCCATAGGAAATATTTTATCTATAGCAAACTTTACTTAATTTAAACTTAACTTTTTATCGGTCATTGTGATAATAAATTTACGAATCTTATCGATATATCCGCGATTTCTCAATTCCTTAAATACTAGATTGTCCTGAGTAAATTCCCCACTCTTTGCTATGGAGTGTTTTCTTAATTTTTGGAATTTTTCCAACAATTTCTCTGCTGCTTTCGTATCAGTCGTATTCTCCAAAGCATGATCAATCTGATAAATCGCATCATCTATTTTTTTCTTTAAAAGATCATCGTGCTCAAAATCAAGTTTAAGATTTTCTGGTTTAACTACCCATTTACCAGTCTTCAGAGAATAGACTCCTTGATTCTTGGGAATATTCACCTCTCCTAATTGAGCATATACTTCTACCTCAGCTCCATAAACCGAGATATCGTGCGTCAAAGACCAAATTAACTTTTTATCTTTGAAATATTCTTCGTCTGAGCAATTTGGTATCTTCGATTTGTCTAGAATGATATGGACATCTATATCAGAATCTTCAGTATAATTATAATTTGCATTTCCGCCAGTAAAGACTATATCCTTGACTGCCGAATTCGGTATTTCCGCAAATTTTAGCCATTCTTTGGAAATCTCAAGAAGTTTCTTACGAACTTCTTCCTTCAAAAAAATATTTACCCAGAACTTTGGATTAAGATCCGAGTGATACTGAAGGGTTAAAGATTCCCTCAAGAATTTGGTCAAATATTGCATTAATTGAAACCAATTATAGTGACATTATCGACAGCAGCACCTGAAATAGAACCGCCCCATTCATAAGAAGTGACTTCAAAAGGAATTCTATACGCTTGCTGTGTTTTTGCTGTTCTAAGTATAATAGAACCATTTAATGTTAATGCTCCACCTCCGGTATTATCACTAATAAAAACCATACAATGCTTATGGGGTTTAGATATTGTCCCGCTTTGACCGAGTTGGAAAGCCAATGATCTTATATCGACCAAAACCTCAGCAGCTTCAAAATGCTGCTCTGGAGCATTATAACTTCTTGCTGGTGCTTTCATTGTGTATTAGTTAAATGTTATTATAGAAGTGTTGGCTATTCCAGTCGCTCCATAAAGTCTGGCTGGAATATAGCAACTATCGTTGGCCGGAACTCTAACATGGGTTGTGTTTAGAACCTGGTCAGTCCCCCTAAAATCAAGAGTAAAGCCAGATGTTGCTGTTGTGGCAACTAACATACATGCCTTATGTTTTCCGAATGTAACACCAGTGGCGGAAGCAAAATTGGTTGTTGATGCTGCTTTAAAGTTTTCCATATACCTATTTATATGAAAAAAACCCCCTGCTGGAGCAGAGGGTTTTAAAAATCAACTATTCAGTTATATTAGATACGGCTCTTTGCCTTTGTGCAGCTATTTGAGCACTGCTCAATACGAGTGTGAAGTTCATCCACATTTCGCCACATATCATTTCGGACGCTGTGAATTTCATTATTGAAAGTCACATTGTCAAATTCCTTTTGGAGTTGGCAAATGTGCTTCTGAAGAGCACGAATTTCACAAATAAGCAGGAAGACCGTCAGGCCAACGAACGACCAGACAATTGGAGCCTTTGCATTATCAAGATGCAGAAGCAGAGCACCGAACGCAGTAAACGCAGCAAGCCAACGCAGACCAAAAACATTAGTATTAATCATTTTTATTCTCCTTTTGAATAATTTTACTTAAAACTGAAACAATTTGATCAATTTTGCGATTCTCCAGAATCATATTGACCTTGATCTTTTCAATCTCATCCTTGAGAACTAGTACGATTTTTCTATCTTCTTCGGTCATAATCATACTTATATCTCCAATGAGTAGGGTGGGGGTCGAACCCACACATCTACCGTTATAAGCGGAAGGTTCTGCCGATTGAACTACCTACCCAATATCAGCACCACATGTGCTGGCGAGTTAGTTCTCGCTTTCCCGTTAGGGCGGAACGATTTGTTCTTTGTCGTTCCCTGTTGCATCATCATTCTACAGATGATGGCTCATCTGTCAAGAAAATTTTACACTTTTGGTTAGTAACATGCCCAGAAGGAGTCAAAACCAAATAATTGCTCTTCTGGCGGTCAGTATCGTCACCAAGGCGATAGTTGACCTGTGTGCCTTTGTGAAGGCTTACGCACTCTAGGGCCTCTGGGGAGGCCAGACGCTCCATGATGGCCTTAGCAGCCACCACAGCCTCCTCTTGGCAGGAGGACATGAGAGGAATGTCAATGTGGATTCGGTATGCCATTAGTCAATTAGGAACTTCTTTGTGCTTTCTGCTGAGATCCAATCGGTAGAACCATCTTCATACCGAACGCAATACTCAGTTTCTTCGTAAAGAACACCCTTCTTGTCCTTTGCCCGTGAGGTTTGAGATCCAATCACGGTGCAAGGACGGCTATTTTCCGAATTTACTACTTTTTCTCCGTGCTTATACATTTAAATCTCCAATTCTTGAAAACCTTCGTTGTCAGTGTACCAAATTTCGTCAAAGAAGTCAACACACCACGCCAAACAGTGCTTACAAGGCTTTGAATTTCGCAGTTCGTTAAACCGATTCATGCGAAAATTGATCAATTTCAACCTTTTTTCGCCTCTTTTGTAGCATTTTGGCAGCTTATTGAACGCATCTAGCTCAGAATGAACACAATCAATAACATATCCATACTTACGAGCAAGTGGATGTGTCTTGAATTGATTCGTTCCAATCGAAACCAGCTTATTCTTGTGGAAGATCAGACTCACATGCTTCTTTTGCCTCTCCATCTGGAGGCAAATCGGCATCGTCTGAGTCAAAATATCGTTTAATTTCACGCTCAATTTGGGAATGTTCATGATTAGTCGCCTTTGACCCGACTATCTTCTCATTATAGTATCTCTCAACGAAGAAGTCAACCACTATTGGATAGTGTTTGACAACATTTCTTGCCCTTTGCCGAATTGCTTTCGGCACTTTGGGTGTTTGTTTTGGGTCTAGAAGGCTGTAAATAAATTCTTTACAGCGTTGTAGAGCATAGATTTCTTCTTCAAGTGTTGACATAAACTCTTCGGGCTGGATTCGAACCAGCGACATGAAAGTTAACAGCTTTCCGCTTCTACCAACTGAGCTACCGAAGAAAGAGGACGACGGGACTTGAACCCGCAACAAGCATAGATATATATAATGCGAGTAATGGGATTCGAACCCATAAAGATACTTTGGAAGAGTACCATGTTACCGTTACATCATACTCGCAAAAAATATGAACACCTGTAAAAATTGTCAAAAACTTACAAAAAATCCAAAATATTGTTCTATGTCTTGTTCCGCTAAAGTTAACAATAAAGTTATTCCTAAAAGACAAATAGAAGAGCAAAACAAATGTCTATCGTGTAAAAAAAGATTATCCAGAAGAAAAGGATCTAGAAAATATCAATTATGCAAAAATTGTTTATCTGAAAAAAATATTTTAAATTTTGGCGATAAAACTAAAATAGAAATAACAAATTTATCTTTATCTTATTCTTCTAAACATCGTTATGAAAAAATAAGACAACACGCTAAACGAATTTCATCAAAAATGAATTGGTTTAAAACTAAGTGCGAAAAATGTGGTTATGATAAACATGTAGAATTGTGTCATGTTAAACCAATTCACTCATTTTCTGATGATTCACTTGTTAAAGAAATTAACGACAAAAATAATATATGTTTTTTATGTCCAAATTGTCACTGGGAATTAGATAATTTAACATAAATTGAAGATCCTAGATTCGAACTAGGACAAACTGAGTCAGAGTCAGTTGTGCTACCGTTACACCAATCTTCAATAACACGGGCGACAGGATTCGAACCTGCATCGTCCAATTACGGTAAATCTGTTTAGAAGACAGAGCCGATACGCCCGTATAGGTTTGAAACTGATACTAGATATATATACTATACCAAGGTTTCAAAACATGTCAATCAACATTTGCCAATTTTGTAAAAGTAAGACAAAAAATCCTAAATTTTGTAGTAGAAGTTGTGCTGCAAAATTAAATAATACTATAAACCCAAAAAGAAAATTACAAAATACATGTGTAGATTGTGGTAAACCAATAACAAGATCAAGAACTAGATGCAAAGAAGATTATTTACTTTGGCTTAAAAATAATCAAGCAAAGGATATGACGCTTCAAGAAGCAATATACTGGAAACATCATAAATCATCAGCTTTTGCTTTAGTTAGAAGTAGAGCAAGAGCTTCTGAAAAAATGAAAAAAATAAAATCTTGCGAAATTTGTGGATACTCAAAACATGTTCAAGCCTGCCATAAAAAACCAATATCATCATTTTCATTAAATACTAAAATTAGTATTATTAATGAAAATGATAATATTATGTGTTTATGTCCCAATTGCCATTGGGAATATGATCATGGCTTACTATAATTTCAGGTAGTAAGCTTCAGACCAGAGCCTAGAATCTTATTTGCTCCTGCTGGGGCAGTAACAAGACCGCTGACTGCTGAAGTATACTGTGTTTCCATTTCACTCATTGGACGGATCATAAACATAACATGTTCTTCACTGATTGTAAAGCCATCCTCTGCGCGGGTATATGGCATATATGGAGCAAATCCAATTTGCCCCTGTCCCATCGGGATCAGAATATATGCCTTACTGATTGCATAATATCCTTCCTCTTCATGGAAATCCACCCTGCCGATAAGTTCTTCACCACTAGTTAAACGCAAGATTTGTACATTGCTCATTTTCATTCTCCTTTAGCATTACAGTATACCATTCGGGTTCAGGATTGCAAGTCCATTTTGCAAACTTGCTTTTTTCTCCCACATAGTACTTACGATAAGCAAGTACGGGATCTCCATGAACCTTGTATTTATCTGGCATAGCCTGAGCAAAATGAGTCAGGCCGCGCTTGGGTAGTTCGGGAATTTGTACGCTCATGGAGTACAAAAGAGGAAAGGACTTGTGGCACTTGTTATAACGCCTAGCGTAGATATGCGAAAGTGCAAGGGCATGATCCGTGAGCCAGATGTAGTTATCCCTGCTATATGCGGCCCATAGGGTACAAGGATGATTCACGAAACACTTCTTGTACAAAGTTTCTTTATTGATGGAGCTTTCGCTGACATGATGAACCGTAGAAAGCATTTGTGCGCTTTCAAGGATCATCTTAATAACATGCTTATCGCACATGTAACTAGCGGCCATGAGCGGATCTGAGTGAAGAGCAAAGATATTCATAGTTAGTGTCCGAAGACGGTATTGTACTGATGATTGACCTGAATGAATCGGGCATTCTTAGAAAGTTCATCAAGATTTTTTGCCCCAACATAGGTACACGCAGAACGAATACCGCCCATGACTTCCGTGACAGTATTCTCTACTGGTCCCTTCGCCTCAACAATTACTCGCTTGCCTTCTGCTGCACGATAGGAGTTTCGTTGATTATAATGCGTCTTCATTGCATGTTCCGATGCCATTCCGTAGAAAGTTGGAACCATAGTATTCGTATTATAATCAAACTCCCATCCGCCGCATTCGTCGTGGCCTGCTAGCATACCACCAATCATTACCATCTGTGCGCCAGCAGCGAATGCCTTTGCGACATCACCGGGATGTACGCACCCACCATCCGCGACTATTCCTAATCGACTTGGATTGTTCTGTGCTTCTTTTGCACAGTTCTGGACTGCCGAGAACTGTGGAAACCCTACTCCGGTCATCTTGCGCGTTGTGCAAGCACTTCCGGGGCCGATTCCAACCTTGATAAAGTCCGCGCCTGCTTTGCATAGTAGATTTACTCCTTCTGGTGTTACTACATTTCCTGCAATGATATTTACTCTTTCGCCATACTCTTGGCGAATATTGTACACTAACTCACTGAAATTATCGATGTAACCATTCGCAACATCGATACAAACAAACTTGAACTTGTTCTCAGACTTCATGACTTGCCGGAATGTCTGTTGGCTAGTCGCATCAAGTCCGATAGTTGGAGCAGAGAAATATTGCCCGTGATACGATAGGGACAAAATTTCTTCTGCGGTATAATGCTTGTGCAGGCATGTCAGCCACTGATACTTACCGAGGGCTTCTGCCATCTCCAGCGTACCAATCGTCGCCATGTTTGCAGCAGCGATTGGAACTCCAGTCCAAGGAATGCGACCAATCGTTCGCATCAGATTGACATCTGAGCGAGAGTTGACCGATGACTGACGGGGTACGATTAGAACATCCGAATAATCTAGTTGCGTTGCCATAGTTGCTTGGCATTGTACCATAGAGTCTGGCAAATGCCAACACAAGAATCAACAATATTTTTCCACGAAAACTCTACAGAATCGCTTTTGCCCCATTTTTTCAACGGACATTCTGATCCTGATACAGTAAGCTTAACAGACATTTTTGCTCTAGGATTAAGACCACAACCGCAACTATTGCAAAAACCTATACTATCTTTTTCTGATTTTAACAAAGACGGACAAGATAAACATATTGCTTTTCTTGTTTCAAAAACATCATTTGTTACTTTTCCTTTTTTTATATTTGAAATTTCAAATTTAATGTATTTTATTGTATGTTTAAATAATAATATTTTTTTACTTATAATTTTTTTAATTTTAAAATATAAAGAAGAATTGTGTTGTTTTGGATTTAATAATGGTTTTTCATATGGAAAAAAATCCTCATGAATATTCTTAAAATAAGAACTTCTTTCTAAGTAATCGTTTTCAAGTTTCTTATGAAACTGACTTATTTCTTTTTCATAATCAATATCGCTCATAATTGTCTCTTTTGTCTATATCGTTTATTATTGAATTTAAAACTACAAGGATTACTCTCTGCATCGCATAATTGTTGCAGTAAGCCTTGTATGTATCCGCTTGTAACACATCCAGGAGAAAGACCGTTTATAAATGCTGCCATATCAATTGCACATTGCGAATTTGGTGAAGCAGCATAAGAACAGAAATTTATTGTTCCTCCACAAGATGAACATTGTGCAGCAACCAATTTTAAAAATTCTTCCAAATCATTACAACCACCCACAATCGAACATACGCCAGTCGCAGGATCTGAAAGACATGGTTTGTTTATAGACTCAAAAGTAGGAGGCGTTGGAGTATCATAACATTGTTCAAACGCAACATGACTTTTCAATGTTTCTAATTTAATATAAGGATTTTCTTCAAGTCCAGTAATATCAAGATATCTTTCCTCATCTAATTTTTCATGTGTTGTATTTTGAGTAGATGCGGTATTTATAAATACCATTCCGGTTCTGAGAGCTTCATAAAACAACGATCTTATTGTTTTCCCGGTATTTGGAATATTTTCATCCAAATTAGAAACACTAGTTATCCATTCTTTAAATGTTTTATTTTGAGCACCAGTATATCCGTAAGAATTATTAAAATAACTATCAAATCCCATCCATTGACCAGTACCATCCCATAAAATCTTAGATACAACTGGACCAGAATAACATCTTCCTGCCATTACAATTTCGTTTACATTATCACAATCATCTTGATTTCCTTCTGCATCAAATACAGGAATTTGACATCTCGGCCAAGTCGAATCTTCTGGTGAAGGAGGATGTACTCTACATACTCCAATATTTACATTAAACAAATTATTAGTTGCAATAACTTTTGTTGTGTATGTGTCTAATTCAAGATAATTAGGCAAATTAGTCAAAGGATAGTCGGTAAAAATTCCAGATCCATATATTGAACTAAGAATTTCTCTATCGACTGGTCCAGTTAATCCTGAACTAAAATTTTGATTTGTATAAAAAACATTATTTTTTGGTTCTGTTATATGTAATACTTCTATACCAGAACAAATAATTGCTTGTATGAATTCGCAAACTTCTCTATTATAAACTCTACGAGTTTCTATTTGCTCTATTAAGGTTTTTCTTGGAAGAATCTTTTTATATGCATCATCATCATGGACATTTCCATAAAATTTATACTTGGAATATCCTTGTAAATTTAGATATTCATCAGTTAAAATAAAACCATTATCATTAGATTCGTGATATAGTGGAACAAATCCGTGACATGGAGTACATGGATTTCTGTTTAGTCTTTGATCTGGTTCATTGTTTGTAATCAGTCCAGAAACATTATAATCATCTGTTACAGTTGAATTTAGACTATTTGCATTTGACCAAGAATATGGTGTTACTGCTTGTGGGTTAGCTATTGTAAAGGCAACAAAATCATTATTACTAGCATCAACATAACTACCGTCACCCGAAAGATTTAATAGATCCGCGTTTCTTATTTGCCCTTGTGTTGCTATAAATGGGCCAAGATAATTTATATTATTTGTTCTTAAATTTTCGTTGCCATTTTCATAATCAAATACTTTTTGACAGAGTTTAGGTGTTGTGCTTTTTACTCCATTTGGATTTACATATGGATATTCGACTGGTATAGACTGTCCAGTTTCACTAAAATCTACTACATCCATATGAGAACAGAAACAATCATCGAGATAACTACTAATATCAAATTTTAAATAATTCTTAAAATAATTTATTACAGCATCTCTCTTTGGGTTTCCAGGCTCACTTATATCTGCCATTAATTTAATGCAATTAAATTGAACTGCTCCACTATAATCAAAACAGGTTCCGGTTTGTTGTGGTGGCAAAGACGATCTACCACTTATTGTTAATGTGGTGGAATCTCCAAAATTATCAGTATATGTTCTACCGTCAATCAAACTATAAGTATGAAAACAATTTTGATTTATTGCATCACTGCCACCAAATGGATCATCTCCTGCACTTACGCCCTGATAATAATGAACAAATGGTTGACTTGATCTTTCTGATTCTGGTAATGTTGAGCAACCATCATGTATACAGAATCTGAATGCTCTGGTTTCGCAAGTATCAGACATAACTGCGTTACACCCAGAACCATATTCACTAGCACATTCAGAAGATGATTCAAAACATCTGTCTATTAATGAACAACATTCTTCAGAAAACAGTTCATATTTATGTGGAGCATCAAAAATTTTAAATACTCCTGTTATTCCTTCCGGTGGAAGAGGCTTTCCATAAACATAATTTTGATTTTGACAATATGTTATTGGCTGTTCATAATTACAAAATTGAGAATCGATTAAACCTACTCCAGAGGTTCTCCATCCAGATATGGGAGCGGTAGGATCTCCAACCGGACAATCAACGCATCCAAGATATGTTGAGTTTTTTCCCGCTTGAATATTTTTTATAATTGCAATAGCAGTTTCTTTTGGTTCATCAGAAAAAAAAGAACCATCTGGTCGCATACCATAACAATTATTTGCAAACCCATATGGGTCCATTTGTTTTGTCACGCAATCAGCATTAAAGCTTTCAATTTCTTGTGGTGGAGGTTCACTGCATTCTCCTGGATCGCAGCACTTTCTACAATTTCCTTGTAAAACAATCAATCCAGTTTTTATGTTGTTTTGTCTATATCTTATTAATTCTTCGTCCGTTGCTTTTATTGATGTATTTTGTATTCCCGATTCATTATATCTAAATTTTCTTGATGAAAATCTGGTATATGCAGCTGAATTGAATCCAAGATCGTAACATACACATTGCGTATCGCCTATAGCTCCTGGACACTGTTGTGGACTTTGAGCATATTCACAAGAATAAGTTTCTTTAGTTATAGTTCCGCAAGAACCAAAAGCAGTGCTACATGCATCTTCGCATTCTGGTGTGTTTTCATCCGGTCTTTGTTGAGATGCCCAAGGAGGACTCCAAACCGCCATAAAAACCTCTGGTGTTGCAGTATATGAAGTATATCCATAATTTAAATCACATGCCAAACACGCACAAATTTCTGGATTAGGATTAACATCACATGCTTCTGGACAAATTCTATTAAAAGTACAAGGCTGACATCCCAATTGATCTACAGGGTCTAATTCAAACGAACATTCTCTACAAATTAGGTCTAAACCAACACAATATTTTGGACAGGCATATCTTGTTTCTTCTTGCCCGGGGCATCCACATTGATATTGTATTACTGAAAAAGAACCATCATTCGAACAACTATCGCATATCAAACCAACAGGGCAATCTGGACCAGGACAAGATATTCGTGTAGCTCCCTCTGGCAGTGGAGGTAAATCGGGATCTATTCCACTTTTAACTGTAAAAGTAGAATATGAGTTATCAGTAGATTCTTCATTAGAAACATAGCAAGAGGAATTTTTATCTATTTCTAATACATTTTTTGCTTCTATACAATAGCTATCAAAATTTTCACAGCAATTGCTATCTTTATTGGGATTTAAATAATTTGTGTAGTTTTGTATCTCTTCACAACAAGAAATGTTTTCATTCTGACAATTTTTACAGCCAACATAACTTAAAGATGTTGTATCAAAATATATTTTTTTATAACAAGAAAAATCAAAATTATCACAGCAAGCTGGATTATCTGCAATTATTTCAACACACATAGCTTCGGTAATATTTTGAATATTACCGTTTTGATCTATATACTGTTGTGATGTGCAAATACAAGACATTAATTTTCCTCACTCCAACCAGTAACATCGGGATTCCACGCATATTCAAATATACCACCACTAACTTTACTTATCAAAGAATGAGGATTTACTGTAGCAAAGAATGGACCTACAGAACCAACTCCACCGGGAGTAGTAGAAAATCTTCTCCACCACCAATTATTTTCTGGCTTTGAACCATTTGGTAAAGGACCCCAACCCGAATAATCCCAACCATTAGGCTGAGTCATAAAATATGTATGCATTAAATGCGATAGTTTATTGTTTAAATCTACAGCAATATCTTTCTCATTCCAATTTATATCTGGATAATTAATTGGATCTGGATTTTCCAAAGTTCCACTATATTTCGGAATACCATAAATTCCTGATGATTGGGCATCTCTGTATGGTTTACCTATATCAAACCATTTAATAGCTTGTAGATCAATATAGTCAGAATCAACAAACTGAACTGGCTGAGAGCCATTCAACGGGAATGATTTAGGGACTAAGACATTAGGACCGTATTGGCTTGTCAAAGAGACATTTGGCCCAAAACCATTATCATTCCAGGGTCTATTTGCAACTGGTGCATTTATCATTCTGCATCGTTTTCTAACAGGGCCTAATGGTTTTGGAAAAATTTGTCTAGAATATGTTTCTGGATTTGCAATGACATCATTTATAGTGAAGGAAAAAGATCCTACAGCTGCGATTATATCAAAATCAACTTCGCTAGTGTCTGTGGGATCAACTAATAGCTTTCTTTTTGCTATTGCCTCTTTGTAAAGAGTATTTGCTTCAATTATATCAAGAGTTGCACGATATCTCCAATCTGTTGACCTAATCCCATCAAAATTATTTTTAGTCAACTGATTCATTATTTTTCTAAATTGTCCTATCTGACCGTCAGAATCATTTATGGTCGGAGGTGTAGGAGTATTCATAAATGGTACTCCACCTAATGTTGAAACATTGCCTTGAACTTGATCAGTTATTTCCAAATCTTCAGTTCTAGCAGGATTTTTAAACCAAACAGTAAAAGATTTCCACAATTCTATGAATTTAGGAATTTCATTAATACCATCTGGTAGTTGATCTGAAGAAATTTTTCCATCCTTCACAGCTTCGTATATGTCAAACTCAAACATTGGAATTCCAGAACATGCAAAAATAAATCTTCTGGGAATATATCTTGATAAAATAATATCTTGATTAAAATCTTCGGAAAACTCGCTGCATCCGCAAGCACCATCATAATGATGTTCACAAAAAGCAAATCCCATGAATTGGAATCTTAAAGAATTTAAAAATAAATTTATTGCTTGGCCTTGCGAGTTTACTAAATTATGTCCAACATTTACCAATCTATTTGATGGCTCTCCGTCTGGACCAACTCCCAAAGATGCCCAATGTTTAGTGGGATTACCAAATGGCAAAAGATTATCAAGAGCATATGAAAAAATTTGATATGCCCAAGGATAATAATTTTTTAACATTCTTCTTCTGTATTTGGTAAGACCCAGATAATTACAGGCATTTTCTTTATTTTGAATTGGTCCATTTAAACCAGCGATATGTAATTCTGTAAAGCCTTGCCCTGTTATTGATCTATCTGTATATCCATTATCATATCTACAGCACTTATCTTCATCTTCTGTTGAGCAGGGATATCCGTATCTAAATCCTAACGCACCGCCTACTTTAAATTTTACGCTATTTGGAGTTTCTACAGGATTAAATATTGCAGAAACTGGATTTTGAGGATATGTATCATAAGGATCATATTCACTTATAATATCAAATTTTGGTTTTCCCTGAAAAGTTTCATCGTCGTGTTGACAATAAAATTGTTGTGCCAATGCATCATTCTCAGTAGCATCTGTATTATTAACTGGATGACAATAAACATCTCTGTTGCCTGTAATAGAATCTCCTTCATAATCTCTAAAACATCTTATCAAACTAAACGCACCAGGAGTAGAACCATATCTACCACCACCGTTTAAAGTTGTACAGGATGGAAAATTATGACTAAAATCCACCATGAAAGGTGGAGGATACCATGTCCAAAAACTTCCTATATTTCTATAACTTTTTCTTATTGAATTTCCAACTAATAAGTTTTCACCATTTACCTTAACGAGTCTAGCTCCATGAGTTAAAATTATTTCATCACCAGGAACTTGTGGCATTATGGGATCGGCATAACCTTGCGGATTTTCAGAATCTCCAGGAATACCGAATGGGGATCCAGAAGCAAGCCATTGTCCTTTTCTCTCCAAGGTATAGCTTACCATACAATCTGCACAACACCCCTCACACACTTCTGCTACATTACAACAACATCTTCTACTTCCCATTTTTCTTTTTTCCTTCAATTGCTTCTAAGGTTTCTTTTAGAGCGGTCATAATTTTCGCCAAATCTCTCCAATCGATTTGATCTAACAAATATTTTTCGTAGCCAAGAACAGCTTTACGAGCTTCGTATGATAAAGTATCTAGTTCGTGGTTGTCTCTTGGCACACATTATGTATTAGCTAGGTTGTCCCGGATTATCATCATAACTTATCTTTAAAACCGTAGAAGCATAAAAACTTCTATAGTCATTTAATTCGACATCCCAGACCTTAACTAGACCACCATAATTTCCAAATCCTACTTTACCACCAGGAATATATTCAGAATTTAGAGTACATCTAATAACTCTTTTTCCTTTAGGAAATGTCGAACGAATAAATTCAACATTGCAAATTCTTTGCAACAATAATGATTCTATTTCAGAAGGACTTTTGGTAAAAAATACCTGAACTCCATACTTTTCTTCCCGTTCTTTTATATCGTTTGGAAGTTCTTGTTCTGTTATAATTTTATTAGTTTGATTGTGTTTTTGATTAATGATGTCTTGTGTCCCAGCAATCAATGCATCAATCCCATCACCTACAAATCTAGGTGGTGGGAATTGCTGTTCTTGTACTTCTGGTATTACAAAAGATTTTTGTGCGTTCTGGCTTATTTGCTGTTGTAGCTCATCTAATCTAGTAGTATCTAAAAAAACTGCTTGATTTTTATTTGCATTATAAGAAAAAGGAGATGATTGTTCTTGTGGAACAACCAATCTCCTTGCTGTTTCTTGTAAATTTTTTTGTCTAAATAAAGCTTCAGTTTGTTCTAATGAAGCGGTATCTATTACTGGTATATCTTTATTTTTTCGTTTACGGGCCATTATATACCCCTAAACCCTCTTCCTCTAAACTTTGATGTATTGATTGGCGATCCCTTTGCGCCAAATACATTGTCTATACCAAGACCAAGTGCGCCTAGACCTAAACCAAGAGCAATTTCTGCTCCTTTTGCTCCAACTTCTGGGAAGAATTGATCAATGGCTTCTAGTCCCCCACCAATTGTGTATAATGAGGCTGGCATACCTATACCATATTTTAAGTAAGATCCTGGTTTATTTGTACCGGAGTGAGATGGTTTTTTGCCTGCTAATCCGGTAGGATCAGTTGTAGCGGGACTACCAAATGCGCCTCCACCTTTTCTTGGCATAAATCCGCCGCCAGCAGGACGAGACTGTTCGTACATATATTGTTGCTCAGAGCAAACATTAGAAACAGCTTCAAACAGACTGTTCATTGATTTTGCACTAAATCTGGCAGGAGATTCAGTTGGTTTTTGTCTTTTTAGCATATACTTTATTTATAATTTTAACAAAAAAATCAGCAATTTTGTTATTTTTCTTTTCTAGTTTTATTGGATCGATGATTTTTACTTGCTCAATATATTTTGGTTTTCTTGGAAGTATCATCTCATTCAAAAACACCTTAATTTCATTATCACCAATTAATCTATGTCTAATCATTCGACCATCCATAAACACAGTGATCAGATGTACAGTGTGAATTTCGTGCAAATGTTCTTTTAGATCATCCAATCCTTCTTTTAAGAAATTGAGAGAATTTGATCTAAGAGTCAACACTCCATCCGAATATTCACACCAAACAAATCCTTTATCGTAAACAAAAAATTCAAAAATAGTTAATTGGTCGGTATATACTTTTTCGTTTGCAATAGCATAAAACGATTCTGCGTCTTTATATTTTACAGAATCTGTTCCAAATAATGCATGATAAAATCTTAATTGTTTTTCAAGACCTTCTCTACCATCATATTCAAAAAGAACAGGATTTTCTACAAGAGTCTTTATATGATTATCTGCAACCCAGATCATTTTACTATCTGGATTAAGCCAAAATTTATCTGCTAACATTTCACCCTCGTTTAATTCAATCACATTTAATTACTAAAATAATGATCACGAACAATTTTATAATATACAGGATCTGCCTTTTCGGATGCGCCTCTCCATGTGCGAATCATAGTATTTAGTTCATTTGGAGTTAGTCCATCCTTATAGTTAATTTTCTTTTCCTTTGCCAAACCTTGAATTGCAAGATCGCCCAATTGCATATGCAGATTATGATGCTCTTGCCCACTCAATGTTCCCTCTTGACCCAAACCAAATTGAGGGTCATTATTTTTTGCTTTTAAAAAGGCTGAACCCTGCTGAATAAATTTATCTGTAAAATCTTTAATTGGTGCAAATTTTTCTGGATCATTTCTGACCAATCCTTTTACAAGATCTCTTGTTAACTGGTATGGTCCATATGCACTTGATTTACCACCCCCACCACCAGTTCGAATCATAAGTCTGGGATCGTATTTGGTGTGGTCTATATTTTTATTTGCGCGATGTTCTGCTTTCGCAATTCCACCAAGTATCTTTTCAATGCTTGGATGTGAGAATTGATATGCAGCAGTTTGCTGCACGGGTGCTGGCTGTGCTTGTGGTGCTGCTGGTGGCTTGGCGGGGGCTGGCTTTGCCAGCATTGGCCTCTGTGGGGCCTGCTGGGGAGCGGAAGCCTGTGCTGGCTTGTTAAAGGCCCCAAATCGCTTATAACCACCATAACCAAATAGTCCAGCCCCTAAAGTCGCCATTCCAAGAACTGCTGCCATGAACTTTTTATCAACTTTAGCCTTAGCCATACTCAATATATATTCCTATATGAACAACTTCTTGCGTGGATTCGGAAATTTTAAAAAGAACGAAAACGGCATAACAGAATATGTCGATTATCTTGGTACAAAGTATACTTTTGATCCTACCACAAAAAGGTGGAAAAGCAATGGTCAAGTCCTTAATGAACAGCAATTACAAAATCAATTACTAAGCAATCAAGAAGGATTTGATGCTACTGATGTCGGGGACGAATCTGGTGGTAATAATAGAAGAATTTCTCCTATACAAGAAAATTATTCATCCATTACATTTGGTTATTCTAATGTAGTTTTTTATACTACAGCAGATGGCACTGTAAATTATTTAATTGGTATTAATCCCGATCCCAGCATAATCGACAGTCAAATAGGGGATGGTATTGTAAATGTTACTCCAGATTATGATACTGGTGTTGGTGGTGCAGATTTAACTCCACCAGCAAACATAGGAAAATGCAAACAAATTGTTGTTGGTTATAGAAATGCGACTGCTTTACGGACAGATGGAACTGTTATTTCTTGGGGCAACTCAGAAATAATAGATCAAACCGAAAATTTTATGAAGCAGTTACAATACTACCAACAACCTGGTAGAAGATTAGAAAATGTAACTATAACAAAAATAGCTGCGGGGGCAAATCATGTTGTAGCTTTATTGTCAAACGGAGAAGTTGTTGCTTGGGGAGGAAACAGAGAAAATCAATTAAGTGATCCTGATACTGTGTTGACTGATATCGGCTTAATTCCAAGACCTGTTCAAGGTGATAATTTATATATTACCGATTGGGAAAATTATGTTTCTTTCAAATATGGCCAAACACTTTCATCATACTTAGATACATTTAACAATTCATCAGAAATTCAAGTAAATGATTGTGTAGATCCTGATGGAACATTCCCAACTACTCAGAGAAGATACAGATTCTTGGGTGCTGGTTGTACTTTTCATGATGGGGAAAATTATAATCAATCATATCCAGAGGGCGGATATGATTCTCCTTATATCTTAAATGTAGGTCTTCCCGGTCAAACTTATTATCCAAGAGTTATCAATGGTTCTTTTGCGTGGGCTAATGTTTTAAATTGGAATCCAGATACTGGTGCTCCTAATGATTATCAATTTTCGCGCGAAACAATTGGTCAAACATATAGTGTAAATTATTCCTATAATGGTGGATGGACTAAGAGCGCAGAAAATATTCCTATGGTACAAGACAACGGGTCTATATCATATGGATATACAGGATCGTCTGGAGTTATATCTCCCAATTCGTTGTTCGGAACATCCAATAATACCTATTCAGACATTGCTGCTGGTAGATCTCATACTTTATTGTTAACAACTGATGGTACAATAGAAACATGGGGATGGAACTGGTACTATGTTGTAACCGGAAGCGGATCTCAGCAAAATAACGGAAGTAACATTTATAGCAGAGTTGGAAGCGGTAATGGAACAATACCTTATGGTGATAATACAGCACCTACTGTAAAGATTCTAAAAACTACTACAAACAGTGTAGATAAAATTGCATGTAGCTATTATAACAGTTATGTTGTAAAATCTGATGGAACTCTTTTCGCATGGGATAGAAACGAATTAGGAGAATCTTTACCAATAGTCAATTCAGATGGAACTAGTGGACTTCCCACTGGACCATTTATACAAGTCGATGGCGGATATCATCATGCGATTGCTCTCAGAGAAGATGGCACTGTTGTTGCGTGGGGAGAAGTAGCTGACGGTAAAATCAATGTTCCAGCTATATTAAAAAATCCAGCAACTGCAAATTGCGTCGCTGTAGGAGCAATGGTAAGAGCATCGTTCGCTCTCAGAGAAAACGGAGATTTATATTTCTGGGGAAATGATGATCCGGTTTATGGGTTCGGCGGATTCACATCTGGTTCAATAATAAATCCATCAAATCCAATTTTTATATCATCTTAAATTTAATCTTCTTCAATATCTTTGAATCTTCCTCTGATAGCTCCAGGAGATTGTGGATCAATTCCAAATTGTACGAAGTCTCTCGGAGTGTTGAAGAACATGCTTGGCTTGCGAGAGAACTTTTTCTTGGCTCTTTCTCTCTGGCTTTCTGCTGTTCCAAGAATTCTGAGCAAATTATTCACCTTGCCCATGATGTTTTCGCTTGACTGTGGATTTTCCACATCAGTCATTCTATTCATCGTTCCGCACGAATCCGCAAATCCGCCCTGAAGAATATCCATCTTTGCGTTTTTTCCAAACTTAGGAGCCATGAAATGATGTTCATCAGTTCCAGCAGAATTTTTTCCACTACCGACATATTCAAAGCCTTGTTTCTTCATCATTTCCAAAGCTTCTTGAGAAAGTATTCCGGTAGTTGTAATGTGTCCGTATTTATTTGGTGAGTTCATATTAGCCTCTTAGATAAATTCCTCTAATGAAAATTTGAAGAGATTCTTTTAGTTTCTGGCCACCAATTGTTACTGGAACTGTTTTTGGTGCTTTTCCTGCTGCTCTTACTGCATCAACATCAATGGTGTGACCATCACCCATATCTACAGCAAATTCTCCTGCTGTTTCCAGATCCTTCTTTCCGCCCTTCAGCCGCAAACCAGCAACAGTACCTCTGACAACAACTGCTCCTGGATTGTCTATTTCTGCTTGCTTAAATGCTCCAGAAGCTTCTGCTAATTCTCTATCCTTGAATCTTAAATCGTGTTCGTCACCATCAACAACAACAGCAACATGTGGCACTCCTTCGTGAGTCCATTTTAAATATTTTGGTAGTTGTGCTGGTGGCCTATAGTTTCTTTTACCTTCAGTTCCTCTGCCAGCAAGTGTTTTGAAAACCATTGCTCCACTTCCGCCTTGGCGAAGAATATGCTGTAAATCTTCCCAATTTTCACTATCTCCAACAATACCAGTACTTGATAATGTTAGATGATAATTGTCTGGAAGTTTCTTTAAACTTTTATCTGGATTCAACATTCTATTTGCAATCTTGGTGTAATCATAAAATTTTACACCTTTATGTTTTTCAAATAGTTCTGGGGCATGTTGTTCCCACACTAAATCTGAAACGACATTCAAGCGCATTACTGGCTGTTTGTCGCTTTGAGTTGCAGTTGTAGAATGATGCTCAATTGCCGCATCAAGACCGTGCATGAATTCTTTCGTATGGTCGAGTAAAAGATTTGTTCTATAACCTCTTGCTCCTTGGGCCATTGCTCCTCTGCCTTTCATGTTGAGGCAAACAGTTTCACATTCGACTGTAGCGCAAGGACACATATTGATTCTTCCCGATTTTTTAGCAGGAAGAAGAGTCAAGCCTTTAGTATGATACTTGCCAAACTTCACTCCGCTTTTTTCAAGTTTTGGATTTGCTGCTTGATCGGTTAAGAAGACTCTACCAGTTTTAATTACTCTTCCATCAGTTGTTCTTTTGTTTCTAAACATTTTTTGAAACAACTCTCTACCAGCTTTTGATTTCTCTGGATGAGCAAGTTCAGCTGAGGCTTCTCTCATTGCAGCATTTAGTTTAGAATATGAAACATTACCTGTTTCTGGAGTGTAAACTTTACCATCCCACCCTTCTATTAAGGAACGAATGAATTTTGCTTTGTTTGATAGCATACTCATTATTTATGATAAATATGTTGTATGCTATCATTTAGACAATTCATCATCGAACAAACCACTCCCCCCGATCCTAGCTGGATGTCAAGCGAATCACAGCCAAGAAAGCATCCTCTCAAGGCTCCTGCTGATATCAGGGAACTTGGCAAATTTCATGGAATGAATGCACATGACTTCCATCCATTGTACGCAGACAACCCGGATTACCAAGAAGGTTATACTCATGGTGCTATGATGATAAAGAGAGCAGAAGAAGAAGGCCCAGACGGTATGACTGATGAAGAAAAGCAAGAACTTGCTGCAATGCAGGCTGATATGGATAGGTTTGGAAGTGAAGAAGAGTGGAGAAGAGCAACAGGAAACTGAAATAAAAAACCCCGAATCTCTTCGGGGTTTTTTTATTGGTTTTTCCTATAACTATTTAACCGCCGTAAGTGTCGTTTGGGCTATCATTGCTTCTGCCTCTATCGTCGTAGTCCAGTCCTAATAACGCATTATGCCAATCGTCAGTGTCAAATCTATCACCTGGTTCCCCCGGGAACAGATATCCATGCTTAGATACGATATGATCAGCAGCGGCTTCTATACTTCTAAATGGACCAAATTTTTGTGCAGCATCGTCTAAAATTTTCTTCACTTCTCCAGTACTTCTGCCTCTAGTAAGATCAGCGTGTCTTTCGTCTATTATTGCATGTATATCATTATTTTCATTTAGAGCTTGACGGATGTATGATTCTGATAGTTGACGAATCCAAGATTTATTATTATTCTTCATGTTATTATTTATATTTTCTACTTTAAGGCCAGCCATGCGATTTACAGTTTCTCTAGCACCCATTGGAGCACTCGTTGGAATTGCTGCGATTGCTGCTTCTGGATCAACTCCGTGCTTCCTGGCAACAAGACGAATTGCTTCTTCTGGATCTGTTACTGCTGGAGCAACAGCACCCAAATGGGCAACTACGCTCAAATGTTCTGGATCTTCATCACCATAAAATGGTTGTCCTGGATATTCTTTAAGGGCTTTAGCACCAGGTATGCTGGAAATTGCATTTGCAGCAATTCGATGTGCCTCTCTTGCTGCTATTTCAATTTTTGTATTTCGTTTTTTATCCGTAGATGTAGGCTTCATTTTTCTAGCTTCATTTAAATTTGGAGAAGCTATAGATTTATAGCCATCCATGTAATGAGGATCATTTACTCCTTGAGGATGAGGAGGAAGCCCCTGTTGAGCATGAGCTGCGCCAGTAGCAAATAAAACTGCTCTATCTGAATTTTCAGGAGTTCTACCGATTCTGGATTTGCGTCCTATTCCTCTTTCGCCTTCTACCTGAGAAGATTTTGCCTGATTAACTTCATTTAAGTAATTAAAAAATCTATTTTCTTGAAGTTTAGGTGTTTGAGGAGTGGAATGTATATGTACATGAAAATCTCCAGTTTCAACTCCACCATCCCCCGTCCTCGGTATAAGACGAATGTGAGATAAAATTTGTTCATCCGATGCATTCCGGTGAGATGCATCCCGGTTTGTTAATATTCTTTTAGCTATCTGAATTTCATCACGAACAATTTTATGATTTGGGTTAAGAGATCCATCTGGATTAAATGGACTGCCATGCCTTTTGATATGATCTGAAGGTATCATAGAAAATGCTAGTAAACCAACTCTTTGCATTTTTCTTCCCAGAGCATCATCAAAGGCAGCAAAGCCACCACCAGCATTCCAATCGTTTACGGGTCGATCATCCCGTGCTTCATTTAACTGAGAATATGATTTAGAAATAGATCTTATCCAATTATTATTTGTCATACTTTATGTATAATAAAGAAACAAAATTTCTTGTTGATCGCCTACACAGCGAAGTGTATCGACCAAGGGATGTTTTGTCAATTAAAATTATATGCAGGAACATTCAGGCCAAGTTGGTTCATTCTGGCCTGTCTCCAGTTAGAAACCCAAATCTCTATCTCTTCTGGAGTTTGACCTTGAAGACCTGATCGAAAAGCTTCTTCTTCTTTTTTTATTTTATCCAAAAAATTTTGTTCAGAATTTTGTTCTGAAAGAAACTGAGAGAAAGAAAGCATCTCAGCAATTCCATGCTCTCAAGGACTTATTGATTCTTGAGTCAGGATCATTTGCAGTCTTTTTACTTGTCAGCTTCTTCTTCATACCCTTCATTCTGGCACAGAAAGAGTCTCTACGCTTTCCACCTTCAGGCTGTGGTCTTTTTAGATCGCTTCCTGGGTTTTCTCTCTCATAGGCTTTACGACCCTTTTCATTCAATCCACCTTCAGGATCTTTTCCTTCTTTTCGTTGCCATGCACCAGTTTTTTCAGTTAAGTATTGTTTGAATGAAAGCATGTAATTATTTATAGATATGATGAGGTAAATATGGGAACATACGAAAATTTTTATCTAAATCAAATTAAGCAACTTCAAGAAGAAAATAAGCAACTCAGAGCAGTTTTGAATGAGGCTCGTATACGAACCTCTCCATTGTCAACTCGGTCTGGCATCGGAAGCAGCGACCCTAAAACCGTTTCAGGGATTATATCAAATGTTAATAGAAATATTGAACGAAAGTTGAACTACAAGTCCATATTAACCGCGTTAGTAGACCCAAACCACGAAATTCACAAACCAGAAAACGAAGATGAAAAAGCATCTATAATTAGAGTTCTGGGCGACATGGGTATGTTAAATGTTGAGAGGAATTACGAGTCCGGGATGTCCCCCGAAGATTTCCTCGTCCCCTCCGGTAGACCAGCATCAGGGGGTGGTCCCGGAAAAGGTACTGCAAATAGAGAAGATATGGAAAGATATATTAGAGCAACTCGCCTCCGTTCCCAGGGGGGCTTAGGATATACCGGTATAAGAGATAAATGAAACAGTTAAAAAAAGAACCCTCAGAAATGAGGGTTTTTTATTTTGTTAAAATTTTTACTATTGGTAACAAGTAACAAATAGAGAAAAGAATAAAGAAGAACCAAAAGAGTACCTTCTTAATAAAAGGGGGAATATTTGAGAGAATCTTTGGAAGGGGACCCATGAAATTATTTAGGGGGTCCCTTTTTATTTTTGGGAGTCTCTGAGGGGGGACCCTGTTTTTTAGGAAGGGGGGGGGGCTAGCCCCCGGAGGCTCCGGGAGGGGACCCAGTGTACCACAACTGGTCGGACAAGTCAAGAACAAAAATATAAAAACAGAAAAAAACATCCCACCCCCCGGAGGACCGGGGGGTGGGATGGGGTGGGGTAGGGAGGGGGGGCTAGTACCCCTCCTCCCCCATGTACCCGTCGAGGTCGTGGCCGTAGGGGGGTTCATCCTCCCCCTCGTACAGCGGCTCCGCGCACAACTCCTCCCAATGGGGTTCCGCCTCCGTATCGTCCCCCTCCCCGTCCGGGTGATCGGGGAACTGGCCGGGGGCTTCCGCGTCGGGGTGGGGGAATTCGTTGGGGGCAATGTCCATCGCCCACCCAAGGCCGCCGGGGGACCAGTCCCACATGGCGCGCTGTTCGCGCACCTCCTCATCGACGGCCTCCCGGTGCTCGTCGCAGAGGGAGGCGTAGGCTTCCCGGTCCTCGGAGAGGTCACTGAGGAGGTGGGTCCAGTCGCGGTACGATCCGGTGAAGTCGCACGCGAGGCAGGGGTTGCGGGAGGGGAGAGCGTTGGTGGTGGTGATGCACATGACCAGATGGTACACCGGATCAGATGGAACGCAAGTGGGCAGGCCGAAGAATCCGAAAAAAGATCGACCCGCGCATGGCCCCCAGTCACCAGGGCGAGAACCAGGGCGAGCGACACGAAACCCCTTGAATCGTAGCACTTTTCAAAAACGACCAGGTCGTGATCGCGTGTCAACCCCCAAAGTGAACATTTTCCCCAAGAAAAAAATCTTGCATTCCATCTACTCTACCCATTGACACTCCGACCCATCCCATGCTAGGATGCGTCCATGTTCACCATCATCACCGACCGTACCTCTCTCATCAACGACCTCCGTACCTCCATCTGCAAGGTGACCTTCACCAAGATGGACGGGTCTTCCACGACCCGCTTCGTGACCCTCTGCACCAAGCCGTGCATCTACATGCCCGACCGGGTGCGCGACACCCTCCGCGCGGAGGTCGCGGGAGCCGACCTCCAGAACCCCCGCGCCTGCGTCCTTGCGTGGGATGTCAACAACAAGCGCATCATCTCGTTCGCTCACGACCGCGTGAGCGAGTTCTACCCCATGCTCGGCATCGAAGGCTGATCCCGTGGGGGGCTTCGGCCCCCCTTCCCTTTGTTCGAAAAAAAACTGGAATGCCACTTGCGTTCCACCTGTTTCGGAGTACCCTGTGTCCATGCTCAACAACACCACCCCATCGTCCTTCCCCCACATCGTCGAGGCCATGTTCGCGGTGATCTTCACCGCGAACGACCTCTCCCGCAGCCGCGCCGAGCGGCAGATGGCGGAGGCGCAGGCTCCCGCCATCCTCACGGCGGGGGTCATCCTCCTCCACAAGGCCAACCACCCCGTCGCGGGGCTTGAGGAGGTCTTCGACCTGCTCGACACGGGATGGGAGGCATGGCGGCGTGAACTCGCCCGCGACATCGGTGACGAAGGCGACCTCTACGCGGAGGACTTCCTCAAGGCAGTCCTTGAGAAGATCTACGACAGCGCGTTCTTCGATAACGCGCATATCGCTGCCTACCGCCACAACGAAGAGCGTCAGTTGCTGGGTTACTGAACCTCATGGGGGGGCTTCGGCCCCCCTTCCCCCTTCCCCCAACCAAGGAACCAACCATGAACACCATCATCGTCACCCGCCACCACGCCCTCGTCACCGTCCTCGCAGAGGACTACGGGATCGATGGCCCTGTCATCAGCCACGCCACCGCCGACGATGTGCGCGGCAAGCGCGTCGTCGGGGTGCTTCCGCTGCATCTTGCGGCGGTGGCCGAAAGCGTGACCGAGGTCACGCTGAACCTGCCCCCCGAACTGCGGGGGCAGGAACTCACGGTCGATCAGGTGCGGCAGCACCTCGTCGGCCTCTCCACCTACCGGGTGGAAGAGGTTCCCGTTGGGGGCTTCGGCCCCCGTTCCTCAGTCCCCGTCTGACCCAACCCCCAACCCACAAAACCACCAAGGCTCCGGCCTTGGTGGTTTTTTCGTTTTCTTTGCGGATTCTGCTTGCAAACTGTCACGCGCGCGCTTTGGCGCGCGTGACAGTTGTCAAGTGCTTTTCTGGTGATTTTCCCACAATTCTTTTGTGGTTTCTTTCTGCTTTTCTTGCCGTACCCCCTTGTGTTCCACCTGATCCATGCTAGGATATGTTCATGCTCAACATCACCCAATCGTTCTCCCACACCGCCCTTCTCGCTACGATGGAAGACATCATCTCCGCGCAGCACGATCTCTCAAAGGGCCGCGCGGAGCGGCAGATGGCGGAAGCATTGGCCCCGCACATCCTCACGGCGGGGATCGTCATCCTCCACGGCGCGCACTACCCGGTCGCCGGGGTCGAAGAGGTCTTCGAAATGCTCGATGAGGGCTACGAGCAATGGCGGCTTGGAATCCTCCGCTGCGGCATCGACGGCGACCCCACGCCCGAAGAGTTCCTTCGGATGGTGTTGGAAAAGGTCTACGACTCCGCATGGTACAACTCGGTGTTGGATGATATTGATGACCGCAACTCCCTGCGGCCTCTCCACGGCACAGAGGAGGGCGAACGGTACTACTCCGGGTCGGGCGAAAGCCCGGACGATCCCTCGTACGAGGCGTACCTCAATCGCCCCGGCCCGATTCCGGGTTGGAACTGACCAACCCAACCCACCCAAACCCCTCGCGCATGCGCGAGGGGTTTTTTCGTTTTCTTTGTGGATTTCAGTTGCAAACTGTCACGCGCGCTTTGGCGCGCGTGAC